ATCCTACCTGGGTCATCGGTGAGAATGTTAGGGGACTACTTACTTGGGACGGCGGCGTGGTTCTCGACCAGGTGTTCTCTGACTTGGAAGGTCTTAACTACGAAGTCGGGGCGTTCGTTATTCCAGCTGTCGCCGTCAACGCGCCCCACCGAAGAGATAGAGTCTGGATTGTTGCTCACGCCATCGGTAGTGATGCCGGAAGAACATCCCGAGCAATTCAAAGCACGGAAGACCAAGAACGGTTATCAGAACGGAACGACATGGCCGTCTCTTGCGAGTCAGATCAAACACGGCATGCTCAAGACCCCGAGCGCAAGCGAACACGAAGGCGGATGGAAGATAGCGGACAAGTATTGGAACGCGAAAGCACCAAAACTGAAAATGCGCGACCAGATTGGTCGGTGGACTGGCCTGAAGTTGCAACCCGACTTTGCACTCTGGATGATGGGCTTCCCAACGGACTGGTGCGACCTAGAGGATGGAGAAATGCCGCGCTCAAAGCGGCAGGCAACGCAATCGTCCCTCAAGTAGCAGAGCAGATTATGCTCGCTATCAGAGACAACAAGAAAGCCCCCGCATAACGCGAGAGCTTTCAATGAAGCTACTTCTGCTCATCTTCCTTAGGCGGAAGAAGCAAGAGCGAGCCATCCCACTCTTTAGAGACCGGAAGGTGATTGAGACGGATGGAGATTCCACCGTTTAAGAGAAGCTTTCACAAAAGAAGAACGGGAGAGGGTGCTAAATGAAATCGGGAAGAACCTGCAAATCGTAGAAATAATCAAGCCAAACGACAGTTCAGGGCTTCTGGTGCGCCTTAATCAAGACCTGCTGGACGGGACAGAGGACATCCGCGTCGTAGACGAGAAGAAAATCCGCGCTCTCCGCTCCATCACCGCACTTAATGAGAAGGAGGTATGATTGAATTAACAAAGAACGTATTTGGAATCTTTGCCGCGATTGTTGGTGTTCTCGTCGTTTTTGCACTGCTTCTCCAATTAACCTTCTGGGGCGGGGCGTTCGTCAGCCTTTCCTTCAACAACGCGCTCACTTGGTACTGCGAACAAACCGGGCGTGTACACGTCTATCCTGACGAAGAGCACGCGGGACACAGATGCATAACCCCTAACACCCCAGACGTATGAAAATTACTCTCTTAAACACACCAGCATGGGACTTCATCTCTCTTGAGGTGGGGTGGCTATTTCTAAAAATCGCACTCTTGGAGATGAAACCTAACTAACACTACTTATGGACTACGAACTAGCGAAGGAGTTGGAGAACGCAGGTTTCCCGCAAGTCCTTCGTAGTGGGCGCTTCGAGCCGAGTGAGGACGGACTTACGGTTGTCTACATCCCAACCCTCTCCGAACTGATAGAGGCGTGTGGGGAGCCGTTTGCACTCTATACCCATGATGGCCTTTGGTGCGCTGTGGATGCCGACGCGGGAAACGTGCAGTGGGAAATGGACTGCGTCCGAGGTGGGGAAGGCTCTACCCCAGAAGAAGCTGTGGCACGTTTGTGGCTAGAACTGAATAAGAAATAGGGAAGAACTGCCCGCAAGTCTCCTCACGGGCAGTCGCCCTTCCAGCCCCATCTTGGATTACCCGCGAGCAGAACAATCTATCGCATCAAAAGCGGGTAGCGATATTCAGAACGACTGAATGGGGAAGTCAAGAGTCTCGCAAGAGAATATCCACACCCCACATACGGACGCCATTCGTAGCGTGATATTCTGAGGGTAAGAAGTGTCGCTTTAGGCACTCATTACGAACCACATTTTCACATGAACAAATTCGCTTCATTCAACTTTGAAGACGCAGACAAGATTAACAAGCACCTAGATAGCTACCCACTTGCCGGAGGCACCAACGTCTTCGCTTCCAACGGCAAACTCATCGTCCAATACCAAGATGGACAGGACGAGACGCCGGCCTCTCAGATCATCACCCTCAAAGAGGAAATCCGAATCTTCCGGAAGTCCAAAGATGAGATCGAGCACTCCAACCGTGTCCTTCAAACACTCATCGCTGATGCCAAGAGCCGTATAGAGATCGCTCAGGCAGAAGTGTCACGCATTGAAGGCGAGATGGACGGGGCTTCGTCCAACCGCGCAAAGAAGGCCCTCAAAGACGAGCTCACCTTTGCCGAACAGACTCTTGTTGAGAGGAAGCAGACGCTTCACGAACTCACGAGTCAGGAATTCAAGAACAAACACGAGATGGAGCGCCTCAACCTCAACATCGAGCTCTTCGAGGAGAGAATTGCTCAACTAGGCCAGTAGTCACTCCAGTCGCGCACCGCATCCTATGGCAACCGAACGGCAAACCCAACTTGCCAAGGCAATCATAAAGAACTCCAGACGTAAGAAGCCTCTCAATAAGAAGGAGCTATTGGTTTCTGTTGGATATGACGAGACTACGGCTGAGAAACGTGCCGGAGACGTAATTGAGGCCAAGGGCGTGCAGGAAGTGTTGGAGGACTACGGTTTCAACGAGGACGAAGCAAAAAAGGTCGTTGCAGAGATTATGAAGAATCCGGATGCAGATGCCTCCGCGCGTCTCAAGGCCACCGACCAAGTCTTCAAGGTGCACGGCACCTACGCTCCTGAAAAGTCGTTAGTAGCAACTGTCCACCTCACTGATGAGCACAAGAAAAAAGGCAAATCCGCAGTCAAGCGCTTCCTCGGCAATTGAAGCGATCCTTGATAAAGAAGATCGCGCAGAAGTACGCGGGCTCTTTGCCTTTGACAGCTCCGATACTGAGGATGAGGTTCTGCTGAAGTTCAATCTTTGGGCACGCTACTTCTTCCCTCAGTACTTCAAAGCAGATGATGCTCCATTCCATCGCGACATCGACCGCTTCAACCTCGCTGTCTACACCGGCAAGGCCACAAAGAATCTCGCAGGCGTGTTGGAGGTCGTTAGCTACTTCGTGGACATCATCTTCCGTGGAGGTGCAAAGACCACCCGCACCAAACTCTTCACCGCCTACGCGATAGCCAATGATTCAGATCACAAGCGTCGCTACATCAAGGTCCTGTCTGAGGATGGAGCCAACAGTAAGCAGTTTGTGACTGACATCTACAACATGCTCATCAACGAGCGCGTCCGGTACTTCTATCCGGAGATATTCGAGAAGACGACCGAGAAGCGTGAAGAGACTATGGCGTCTTTCACGACAGCTACTGGAATCAAGGTGCGCGCCGGCACTGTTGGCACAGATCAGCGTGGACAAATCCAAGAGGATAGCCGTCCGGACTTCATCATCTTTGACGACATCGAGACCCGAAAGACTTTGCGCTCTGCCGTTCTCACGCAAGCTATTTGGGACAATATGGAAGAAGCCCGCACCGGTCTCTCAAAGGATGGAGGTGCGATCTATCTCGGCAACTACCTCTCGGAGCGTGGCAATGTACACAAACTCGTCCAGCCGGCATCCGGAAAGGTGGTGCTCATTGTCCCTATCCGCTTCAACGGCAAACCCATGTGGGACGCCTTCACGATTGAGGAAATAAACAACATCGAGCGCAATGCAGATGACTTTGCAGGAGAGTATCTCTGTGAGCCGTCAGCCGGCGCAGACATCTTCTTCGACAGAGACACATTAGATCGGCAGATTAAAAAGATACCCAAGCGAGAGATCGCTGGGTTTAAGATATTTCACGAGTATGACGCATCACACAGGTACGGTTCGGGTCACGACGTTGCAGGCGGTGTGGGGCTCGATAGTTCTACGTCTGTATTCGTGGACTTCAGTACGACACCTTCTCGTGTTGTTGCCACGTATAAAAGTAACGCCGTTGCCCCTGACACCTTCGGCGACGAAATCAAGAACCAAGCAGACCGTTTTGGCGGATGTATCGTCGCTCCCGAAAACAACAACCACGGACACGCCACCATCGGCAGGCTCAAGCAAATCTACGACAACATCTTCTTTACGGAGCAGAAGGAGACGCGCGTAGGGATGCCACCCCGAGTGCGTCAGTACGGATGGAACACCAACGCTGACACGAAGCCCAAAATGCTCTTTGCACTCAAGAAGGCAGTGGAGGATGGGCACCTAGAGCTCTCGGACCCTGACCTTATAGCCGAGCTCCGCAGTTACACTCGCGACGACTTGATGGACAGAGACGAAGACGCGCGCCTCACTACGCGCCACTTCGACCTGCTCATGGCCTGTGCCATTGCGTATCAAATGAAGAGCTACGCCGAGGTATCCAAGGCACCCGTCAGCAATTACCAGCAAGGAGACTACGAGCGACCAGGTCTCGAATAAACCCTATGGACCGAGATGACTACACCCGATGCAAACAGTGCAAGCGCCTCTTCAAAGATAGTGAGGCAACATGTGACCCTGTCACGGGTGCGTATCAGTGTCCAAACGGATGCCGGCCATCAATCGAACAGCCAGCATATGAAAGCCCCCTCAATTCTTAAAACATGCCCGCACTGTGATGGCCGTTTTTATATCCCCCTCGTCCGCTCATCTTCCGTCCGCGAGCTATTACTCGTCCACTTTCCCTGCCCCCACTGTGGTTTCACCAATTGGCCGTATCACGTCCCAATAGGCGAACAGGCATGTAAGGGCTGTGGCACTCCGTTCTGGCTGGAGGCACATCACGCACGCGGATACTCCAAGAGATGCTATCGGCGTTTGATGGGGTATCCGTGACGCTACGAACCCCAGCGCTACGCTAAGATACGCGTATAATGTCACCCTCCTACGACACCGCTGAACTTGATTCAAAATTCAATAAGCTACAGACAGACCGCCTCGCAGAGGAGGCAATGAATGTTGCCGTCCGGCAAATTGCATCCTGCTACGACTTCAAGAAGCCTCGCCTCGCTCGTGTTGATAAGTACTGGCAACTCTATGATGGCAAGGTAGACAAGAAGCTCCGCCAGCTTTTCAACGTCCCCATCCCTGTCTTCCCAGGCATGGTGGATACGCTCAACGCCCTCTACGACACGCCGATAGACCTGACCTTCCAAGAGGGTGATGCGTCTGACTATTTCAAAGTACAGAAGATCAACGGGGCATTTCGCCGAGAGGTGATGAACACCGCAACCACCTCCAAGTGGGACAGCAAGCTATCCCTCGTTCGCAAGTACGCAATCATGGAGGGACGTGGGACTGTCGAGTATTCTGTCTCTTCAGACCCAGAGTATTGCTCCAACCTTGAGCCAATTCTACTCAAGCATTTCAATTTCCAACCCAAGGGCGGTCTCTACCTAGAGAACCACCTCTTCGCCGGCAGGGAGGACATAGAGAAGACGCTGTATGAACTTGAAGAAGGCGCTAAGTCAGGCCTCTACAACAAAGAACAGGTAGCGCTCCTCAAATCCCGTTCGGCAGGTAGCGACTGGCTCCCAGCAGATGATCCTGTAGCCAACAAGCTAGACCGCTTCAAAGCACTTGGTCTCGATCCAGAGAACAACAGCTATGTAGGCCAGACTGTCTACAAACTCGCCTCACACATTTTGCAGATACGCGGACAGCGCTACTATCTCCTCTTCCATCCATACACGCGCACCTGGCTACGCTTTGAGAAGTGGTCAGACATCTGCTCCTCTGACGAGTATCCTTGGAAGTCATACGCAACGCATGAGGACCTAGAGAACTTCCTCTCTAAGTCATACGGCGATGACCTCTTCCCTGCGGCAGACTCCGTCATTGCCATGTTCAACCAAGAGCTCACTAACCGCGAGAAGCGCAACTTCCACGCTCGCGCCTACGATAAGGACATGTTCACTGATGTCCGCAAGCTCGATGAGGCACAGCACCGACCAGATGCCCTTATCCCTGTCGACACTAAACAGGGAAGTCGTCGCATCTCCGAGGGTATCTACTCTTTCGAGACACCGGAGCTAAACGGGACCATCGACCTTATCGACTGGATCAGTGGCACGCTTGGCCGAAACACCGGAGCTACCGACCTCTCTATGGGAAGCACGCAAGAGGTTTCCAAGAAAGCCTCAGTCACCTTCGCTGAACAGAAGTCAGTGTCAAAGCGTCTTGGTTGGAGCTCACAGCCATTCCAAACCTTTATGGGCGACCTTGGCCGTGCATACATCACCGGCCTCAAAGACCACATGCCTGCCAAGATGGCTATTCGCATTATGGGAGAGAAAGGGTGGGACTGGGACGAAGTTACCCGCCTAGAGCTCGACCTGAAGCGCGACGTTGACGTTATTATTCAATCTCGCGACGAACAGATGCGTCAAAGCGAACTACGCAAGGAGAAACGGGAGAAAGCCCTTCTCGCTCTCGCTCAAAGTCCAAACATCAACAGCAAGAAGCGTGACGAGGAAATCTTGCGCTCTGTCGGTGAATACGAGGACCAAGAGATTGCCGAATTCCTCGATGTGCAGACCTATCAAGACAAGAAGTCCCTCGCCAAGGCTTCTGAGGCAATTCAACTTATCAAGGGAGGACAGACACCTGACCTTTGGTACGGCGCAACCACTGCCTTCATGCAGAAGCTTGTGGACTTTGCCACCGACAACCGTGCGAAGTATCCCAATGAGTACTCCCGCATTCTCGAGTACGCACTTTCACACCGCGACATTGTCCGAGAGAACATAGAGCGCAAAGTCAGTGAGCAGTCGCTTGCGCCTACGCCCACCACATCCGCTTCTTCTGCTGTCTCTGACACACCCACTCCCGAGACTGCCAATGCCGGCATGTCTGGTGGAATGAGCCGAGCAATGAACATGGCCGAAGCCGCCGTATGAACGACCTAGACAAACTTAGGGAAATTTACCTCACCGACGTTGATGAGGAGACTCGGCAAGAGAACCTTGAGCAAATCCGCTCATGGGAAGAACAGCTACAAAAGTCTGAGGCGTTCCAGTCATGGAAGGAGCATCCGGTGACCGCTCAGATAACCCAGCAAGCGCACAAGACATACGTCTCATTGGCCGTACAGCTCGCCACTGACCGCTCGCTCCCAGACCTTATACGTACAAGCATCTATGCCAGACAGGACGCCATGCTTTGGCTCATCTCGCTCGTTGAGGAAGACCACGAAGCCATCATTGCTTCTATCAATGCCGACATCAAACGAGCACTTGAGGTCGTGTAGCACGCTACGAAACGCCTCTCGTGTCTTATCGTGCTCGTATTATCAACCTAGTTTCATTGTTCATGGCTAAATCAGCAGAAGAGAAAGCAGCCGCAAAGGCTGCGAAGGACGCAGAGAAAGCAGCCGCAAAGGCNNGATACTGCTGTCGTCTCTTGGCGTGGCAACACCCGCGAATACTCTCGCGAGGTACACGGCGACAACTTCTACGAACTCGCAGAGCAATTCGCTGCAAAGGTAGAAGGCGAAGTGGTGTAGTTTTCAGGGGGAGTTTTCACTCCCTCTCATAAGCCACACCACGGCTTCCCGCTCCGAGCGGCATTACCTCGGATAGAGCTACTAGCCTCAAGCAAAACCTAGTCCCGCGTGGTACGCGGCAGTCTAAACACCAAAACACATGAGCACAGACGAACAAGCACGGAAGGAATATGCCGAAGCCGGTGTAGACCTCCCAGAACTTGCCGAGGAGGAAGGTCAAGAGCCTAAAGAACCACCTGCAAAGGAAGAACCAAAGGCCGAGGCCCCTCCGTCTAAACCCGAGGAGTCGAAAGACGACCCCAAAG